TTCGTCTAATAATTCTGGTTCTAGCTTTGTAATACCGCGACTTAGACGACTAACGGCATCTGGCATTGAAATACCAAGTGCCTGAGAGGCTTTCTTGGCTACTTCAGCCATTTCTAAAATTTGCTTGTTTCCCATTCCGCCTGCGCTACTTAAAGCAACGGCGGACATAGCATCCTTTAAACTAACTGCACCGTCAGTTGCTTTAACTAACTGCTCAGATAGAGTTCCCAAACTTTTACCACTAGCTGCACCTAACTGGTCAAGACCTTTGACCATATTAGCAGACTCCATAGCGGAGCTTAGTGCGCGAAATGCTGCGCCAACAGCAAATAAGTTAGCAGCAAATGTAGCATAGACGTGAACAAGCCCGCCTAAACCTTGTGCTTGTTTAGCGAAATCGCGTCCTGCAGCACCGGTACCGACAGCAGCACGGGCTACCCCGAATTCTGCGCCTTCTGCGGTGCTCATGCTTGCTCCTTTTAAGGCACTAGTGGTTTTAGGTGCCATGGCCGCTTTAACAGCGGTTGCTGAAGCTGCTACACTATCGTAAGCCCTGCGTAAATCTTGCGCATCTTTAACCACTTTCTTGGTGCTGCCGTTGTCATCAACGTCTACACCAATTTTAATATTTTCTGCCATAGTTTCTCCTATTAGCAATATGATCTAAAGGTACGATGGCCTTTAAATTTTTAGCGTATTTTCCATATCCACCTTATTATATCACTTAAGGATGCCAAAGTCAATACCGAAATTTTTTGAACCAAAAAAGAAAGCCCCGTAAGGGTTAGCTTACGGGGCTTCTTAATTTTATTCAGATTTTGTTTTCTGAGCGGCTATAAGTTTGCTTCTTGTGGAGTCCATAAGGGATATCCAGTCTAAAACATACTTACGATCACGCTTCTCTATTTCTAATATATCTAAAATTTCGGATAGGCCTACATAGCTTTTACCCATATAACTACCACCGAATGTATCCCATTCGTCTCGTAGTTTGTAGTAAACGCCAATAGCTTCCTGAACTAAATCTGGGAAGTCGTCTATTTCAACGGGAACTTCATCCGGATCGGGTTCGTTGCCTAGAGCCTCACACATCTCAAAATACTGCTCTTTTGTCATTCCAACAGATCCATTCTGAAAGAATGACACTAGCATTTTATTTATTTCTGTGCGCTGCTCTTCTGAAAGTTTCCCAAATCGGTAACAATCTCGGAAATGAATGCATCGAAATTAGAAGAATTCTTCATTAAGAAAAGAGCATTTTCTTCAGAATATTCTAGTTCTGCATCAGGGTCTTGACCAGTTAAATCAACAGGAGCTAATTGTTCAAGATAAGAAAGCTTTAAACCGTCCCAACCTTGAATCGATTCTTTAACATAAAGTTGTAAGAATAGCTCGTCATTAAGTTCTTCTACTGGCTGACGATTTTTAAAAGAGGTTTTAGTAGCTTTCTTACGGATATTAATTAATGTCTCACGAGACAAGAAGCTTACTGTAACTGTAAAACCAGGTAGTCCTGGATAATCAACGTCTACAGTTTTTGAAGGTACTAAAAGTGCTTTAAGCGAAATATTTGTTGCCATTTGGATTTTATCCGATTTTATTATAAGAAGTAAAAAGAGAGGTGGTGATCAAGCCACCTCTATAAAATTATTGCTTATGCGTAGTAACGGATAGCAATATCGTTAGTCTGAGTTAAGTCGTAAACGTTGCCGTTTGCAGTTGAACTCGGTACGAAACCTTGACCAGTGAAGTTAATAGCTGTAGAAACAACTTGTTGAACGTTAACTGTAGGAACGCCGATTGTTACAGATGGAAGATCTAAAACAACCTTAGTAGCATTTGCAGCACCGCCGATTGCTAACTGTAGAGAGAACATAGGTTCAACTGTAACAGAAGCAGCAGCCAACATGTCCGCTAGTAACTGACCTGTGCCACCAACGCCTGTACCAGTCTTTAAGTACGCATCAATAGTACCAGTAATAGAACGAGTACCTGTGTAATACGTGATAGGTAAGTTAACTGTACCTAGGTTAGCTGGAGTAATGAAGTTGATGTTGTTACTGATAGTGATAGAACCACCAGTTAGGGCTAATGTATAACCTGTACCACCTGCAGCAACTGTAGAACCAGTATTATCAACTAAAGCGTTTACTAGGCTTAGGCCAACAGTAGATAGCTTGTTAGTGATATATTGAGCAGCAGTATTCTTAGGAGCGAAGTTACCGCTTAGTGTACCACCACCGAAAGCACCACCAACAGCGGTTGCGCCAGTAGCAATCTGACGTAGCTGAGTAGCTTGTCCAGTCCATGCAGCAGTAGCGATAGCATCTAGACCGAAGTCGATAACAACTTGGTTTAGAGCAGAATTGTCAACAGCGTAAGCAACTTGGTCAACCAAGAAGATTAGACCGAATTTTTGTAGTTGGTTCTTGTTAGATCCGCCAGAAGTAACTAGAGAGTAGTTAGTTCCGCCTGCAGGAGCCCAGCCAGACTTGTATAACTTGATAGTGCCGTAAGTGATACCAGTAATAGTACCTGCTTTTGGATTTACTAAGTCAGCAGTGATAGAAGTGCCAGAAACAGCAGTAACTTTTGCAGCTGCGTTTAAGTACTGTAGGTCACTTGATGGAGCACCAGTTAAACCAGTGATAACTACTACGTCACCAACGTTTACACCAGCAGCTGTTAGACCTGTACCAGCGATAGTAACTGTACCTGCACCGTTTAGGAAGGAATAAGTAACACCACTTAGTGTACCACCAACAGAAACTGTATTAGCAGTAGAAATATCTTGGTCAGAGAATAGAGCGTTCCATAGAACACCTTCTTCAGCAGTAACAGCACTACCTGTATTGAATGGGCGAATATAAGTAGAGAAAGAGAAGTCAACAGGAGCTAAACTCGTGTTGAAAGCGCGCTCGCCACGAGTAGGAGCAACACCAGCTTCAGCAATCGTTACCTTATCGCTGTTTGTATTTTGTGAGAACGAGAATCCATCTAAAACTTGCAATTCGAAGGTATTAGATGCGGTAAAGCCAGAAGCTTTAACCTTATAACCGTTAGCAGCAGTATCTAGGTTTGTAGTAAAGAATACCTTACTATTACGGACTAAATTTAATGCCATAATCTTTCCTTTATGTTTTTGGTTCTACCTGAACACTCTTGCTAGATTTTTATCTGCGTAGGAGTTTGGATATTACCGTGGTTACATGAGTGCATAACGCACTTGTATTGTCATCTCTCCGATTGCATAAGGCGCTAATAGTCCTTCATCGGTGATAATTGAACTAACTAGAATCTCAGTAGTTTCGTAGTTGTTATCCGCATCGTACATTAAAACACGATTATCGTGGATTACTTTCTCTACATCTTCTAGTAGGTTTTCCAGTTGTTGTTGCGAATCTTCTTCTTTACAATAAATTTTTAAAGTAAGATTTAGATACGCCCAGGTAAAATCACCTGGAAGATATTCACGCATTTCGGAACCTGCCACTGTGTAAACACAAGGAAAGTCGTGTACTTCATCCCAAAACTTTAAATATGGATAAGCATTATTAAAGATATTTGATTTGAAACTACCTGTTCCGTCAATTTGTTTTAACTTTTCTGTGAGAGCTTTAATTATTGAAGTTCTACGGCTCATACTGATACTGCCCTCAATCTATTTGCCACCTTTTCAGCGGCGATTTCTCGGATCGATCTACTTATTAGCAACTTAGGGTCGCGAGAGGTAGGAATACTTTGTTTTCCACCCTGAGAGAAAGTTGCGTATGGGTTTTTCATATATGAGTAGAAAATAGTAATTAATCCCTCTCTACTTTGAGATAATCTTTCAACTTTAACTGTAGAAGCGAATCTACCTGTTCTATAATTAAGAATATCTTTACGACTTCCGTCACCCATATTAGCAGAGATAACGTCTTGCAAGTGCGTATTAATTAACGATTGCAAACTTGATAAATTAACCTGTTGGCTAGCAGATTTCTGAGCAGTAGCTGCTTTTGAAACACTAGATTTAATCTCAGCTAAAAGTTTCTTACCTTCTTGAGCCGACTTTGCTAAACTAGCAGTACTTGCTATCTTCTGAGGTGCAGATTTTTGGCTATATACCGTAACAGGATTATGTTGTATTTTTAAAGGCTCTACTGCTTTGCCTTTTATAGTATTGGCAATAGCACTTGCAATATATTCTTTTACTGTTTTTGAGCTTTTAAGATCTAATATATACTTACCAGGGTCAGCTATATAGCCTTGGAGAACTTTCTCCATTTGACTAGTATACTTATCTAGCTTAACTACTAAGTTATCAAATGACTTAGCAGCTTCTGATACAGAACCTATCTTAGGTATACCTATCAGTCTTGTTTTCTTAGTATCGTATTCAGCTGTCAGTAATTTCATTAAACTTGAAATTATCTGCAAGCCTTTTGTAATTTTACCAGTATCCTGATTACCGATTCCGCCTTCAGAGTATTTCTCTTGGAATTCGATATTCATAAAGATTCTACCAGCGGAGAAGTCTTTTTGGATAGCGGCGTTTAGTTCTGAATATATGGGTTTATTAGATAAAGTACTTGATGCTCTATCTAAGTCCACGGATAGCTTAATAATTCTATCCAGTAAATCGTTTTCTTCT